CGCGGTCTCGGTCGTGTTCGTGATGCCGAGGCCGCTCTCGCATCGGAAGAAGGACGGCACGACGGCCCCAGGTGCACCGCGCTACCACATCGTGAAGCCGGACACGACCAAGATGCTCCGAGCCATCGAGGACGCGCTCACGGGCATCGCGTGGATCGACGATGCCCAAGTGATCGTGCAGACGGCGGCGAAGCGGTACGCGCGGTACGGCGAGGAACCCGGCGCGCGGGTGACGATCGAACCCTACACGGAGGAGCCATGAGCGACCCGAAGCACGAAGTGATCGAGCACTCGCGGAACATCCATCAAGTGCTCCTCGAAGCCGATCACCCAGAGACATGGGAGCATTGGGTGCTCCTCGCGAGCGACCGACACCACGACAATCCTAAAGCCGACTGGGATCTCGAACGGAAGCACCTCGACCAAGTAGTCGCGCGCGGCGCGTCGTGGGTGGATGTAGGCGACATCTTCGACTGCATGGCGGGGCGTTGGGATCCGAGACACTCGAAGGGCGAGGCGCGCGAGGAATACGCGATGGCACCGGACTACCTCGATGCCATCGTGCGCGACGCGGCCAAGTTCTACGCGCCGTACTCGAAGCACCTCGTCGCGATCGGGCGCGGGAATCACGAGCAGTCGATCCTGAAGCGTCACGAGGTCGATCTCATCGAGCGGCTCGCCGCGCACATGAGCCAGATAAGCGGGCATCGGGTCTATGCCGGCGGCTACGGCGGCTTCGTGCGGTTCTCCGTGAAGTTCCACTCGACCGAGATCTCGGCACTCACGCTCCGCTACTTCCACGGCTCTGGCGGCGGCGGGATGATGTCGCACGGCACGCTCGCGACCCGGCGCATGGCCTCATGGACTGACGCAGATGTGATCGTGTGCGGACACACTCACGACCAATGGGCACTCCGGCTACAGCGCGAGACGCTCGAGGCGACGAAGGGTCGCTTCCATGTCCGGCTACGCGATCAATGGCACATCCGCACGCCGACATACAAGCAGGAATGGAACGACGGGCACTCCGGATGGCACATCGAGACGGGCAAGCCGCCCAAGCCGACGGGGGCGACTTGGATGCGGCTCTCGCTCGTGCGCGTCGAGGCTCCCGAGCGCATCGAGGCCGACAAGCCGAACAAGACCCGCGCACGGTGGCGCGTCGCGGCCCAGTTCATGGAGGCGATGTGAAGCCGTTCGCCTCGTTCTGGGCCACGCTCGCCGGAGTCCGCTACCGGATCCGGTTCGTGCGCTCGGCAGAGATCCCGTTCGATCGATTCGCCGACTGCTCGTCGCCGGAGTCGAGCAAGCGCGAGATCCGGGTGCGCCAGGTTCTACGCGGCAAGGCTCGCATGGAGACGGTGATCCACGAGGCGTTGCACGCGCAGACATGGACGCGCTCGGAGTCCGATGTAGCTCGCAGCGCGCGCGAACTCGCCGCGCTACTCTGGCGGTGCGGCTATCGTGAGGTCGAGCCGTGAATGGAGCAGCGGTTGTGTTCATGTGTTCGCTCATCGGCGCGTTTGTTGCCGCGCTCGTGTGGCTACTGGTCTCGAGACCGTGGGCTTGGAATCACGGGGTCGTGATACGGCCATCATTGCTCGGGCAACCCGGGCACAGGGTGAATCGAAAGCGGAGACGCAAGCCATCAAAGGAGCGAAGATGCCACAGTTGACGAGATCTGTAGTGCAATCGATCCCCGGAGCCGCGATCGGCATCGTGCTCTCGTGCGTGATGCTGCTCGCCGCCTATCTCGGCGCAGGGGCCGCCGGACTCCTCGCGGCCGCGTGTGGACTGATCTCGACGGCCTCGCTGATCGGACTCGTCTTTATGATCGACCGCCCATGAGCACGACCGAAGAAGAGGCTCGCTCGATTGAGGCCGTGCGTCGATTCTGTTACGACCTCCTCGACCCCAAGGCCACGCCGCGCGTACCGCGTGCCGTGCGCCTGCGGGCGCGCGCCGTGTGCAAGCATCTCCCGGTCGATCTCGGCCTCTTCGCTACCCGCTACCTCGAGCAAGAACTATGCCGCGCAAGCCGCCAACGGTGAAGCATCAGAACCGCGCATGGACGCTCCAGTCCGTGAACGAGCGCGAGCGCGAGCCGCTCTGCCGGATGTGCAAGGCGGCGGGACGGCTCACCGATGCGGTGTGCATCGACCACAAGATCCCGATCGCGAACGGCGGCTCGCTCCACGACCCCGAGAACCTTCAGCCGTTGTGCGCCGTGTGCCACCGCAAGAAGAGCGCGATCGAGGGGCGCGAGCGGCAGGCCGAACGCGGACGGTTCCCGACCGAGGGTACGGTCGTGCTCGGCGCGCCGGCATCGGGGAAGACCACGCTCGTGAACGCGCACAAGGCCGATGGCGACTTCGTGTGGGATCACGACCGTGTGCTCGCCGCGATGCGCGGTCGGGACTGGAACGGCGAGCCAGACGGCGACACGGGCGCGCTCGCGTTCATGGTGCGCCTGCGACGCTCGGTGCTTGAGGCTTGGCGAGATGGGTGGATCCCAGGTCGGCTCTGGTGGATCACGACGAACGCCGACGAGGCGCGCGCGATCCGGGACGAGTTCCCGAGCGTGCGCGTGCTCGTGGTGCGCGCGAGCCTCGACGATCTCGCGAAGCGCATCGAGGCGCGCCGGCTGCCGCGCGAGCGCATGGTCGAGATGCTCGGGGCAGCGCGGAACATCGCAGCGAGCATCGACGCGAGCGGGATCGATCGCGAGGACGCATTATGAGCCACGCGAGGCCCGATTCTGGCCCGAGAATGCGTGCAAGATCGCGGAGATGGCCGCAAGATCGCGCAAGATCGCGGCAAGATGCCGTAAGATGGGGTAGGGGTCATAAAAGTTTGAAAGGGGACGGCGTGATATCCCCCCCCACAGGCTCGTACGCGCGTCCCCCATTTTTCGGCCCAAAGGGAGGCTTGTGATGGGACTACGCGGCCCTGCCCCTAAACCTTCGGCGGCTTTGAAGTTGTCCGGCAACTGGCGCGCGTCCGGTCGAGCCAAGTCCGAGCCGCCGGCCGACGAGGTGCTACCCGAATGCCCCGACTGGCTCGATGAGGTCGGTCGTGCTGCGTGGGCCGACTGGCTTCCGCGCGTGGCCGCGATGAAGATCATCTCGAGCGGAGACCGCGACGCGCTCGCTCTGATGTGCGACACATGGTCGCGCTACCTGGAGGCTCGCAAGCGACTCGCCGAGGAGGGCGAGGTGATCCGAGTCGAGGGAGGCGACCGCGTGACCGTGAAGCGAAACCCGTGGAGTGCGGTGCTCGCCGAGCATGGGGATCGACTCCGGCGCATGATGAGCGAGTTCGGACTCACCCCAGTCGGTCGTGCCCGAATCGGCGCGGCGAAGGAGCAAGCGAAGGATGCCCCGCAAGAAGACATCTTTACCAAGCGTCGCGCGTAAGCCGAAGAAGTCGGCCGAGCACCCGGCCGCGAAGTGGAACACGATCCCCGGCTATGACGCGATCGCGACCGCAGGCAACTGCACATTCGACGAGCAGGCCGCGCTCCATGTGATCCGGTTCATCGAGACCGCGTGCAAACTCACCACGAGCACTTGGGCCGGCCTACCGTTCACGCTGCTCCCGTGGCAGAAGGCACTCATCGCCAACGCTTACGGATGGATCCGCCCGGACGGCACGAGGCGGTATCGTCGCGTGCACATCCTTGTCCCGCGCAAGTGTGGCAAGACCGAACTCGGAGCGGCCCTCGCGCTGTATCACCTTCTCGCCGACGATGAGCCTACGCCCGAGGTGATCTCGATCGCGGCCGACCGCGCGCAGGCGGGCCGATGCCTCGAGGCGGCGAAGCGCATGGTGCGCGCCGAGCCGATGCTCGAGAGCCGCACCGAGGTCTATCAGCACCGAGTGATCGTGCCGAGCACGGCCGGCGTTTACAAGGTGATGTCGAGCGAGGCTCCGAGCGCGCACGGCCTGAATACGAGCGCGTGCATCGCGGACGAGGTGCACGCGATGGAGAATCGGCGCGAGCTGTGGGAGGCGATCGAGACGAGCGTCGGCGCGCGTCGGCAACCGATGCTCGTGACGATCACGACCGCCGGCACGCTCCGCGAGAGTCTTGAGTTCGAGATGTACGACTATGCGTGCAAGGTGCGCGACCGCGTGATCGACAACCCGTACTTCTTGCCCGTGGTCTACTCGGCGAGCGATGGAGACGATTGGACGAGTCCAGAGACCTGGCGCAAGTGCGCGCCGAGTCTCGGGCACACGGTGCACGAGGGGTACTACGCCGAGAAGTGCAAGGAGGCGCAGGAGCAACCCTCGATGGAGACCCCGTTCCGAACCTACTACCTCTGCCAGCACGTCTCCGCCTCGAACCGATGGCTCCGCATGGCGGATTGGGACAAGTGCCGACTGGAATTCGACGAGTCCCGGCTCGCCGGCCTCCCGTGCTACCTCGGGATCGACTTGGGCGAGACGAGCGACCTCACCGCGCTCACGGCCGTATGGCTCGACAAGGACGAGGCGTGGGTGCGCTCGTGGGCCTTCGCGCCCGAGGAAGGCGCGCAGCGTCGGCAGAAGCGGGACAAGGTGCCCTACCTCGACTGGAGCCGGCAGGGGCATATGAGGCTTACACCGGGCGACGCGACCGACTACGAGTTCGTGCGGCGGGAGATCCTGCGGATCGTCGGCGAGCACAAGGTGCAGGCGGTCGGGTACGACCCGTACAACGCGAGCGGCCTCGCGCAGCAACTCGAGGCCGACGGCCTGCGGCTCAAGCGCGTGCCCCAGTCGTACTACTACATGGCCGAGCCGACGAAGCGATGGGAGGCGATGGTGACGAACCATCGGCTCCGGCACGACGGCAACCCGGTTCTCACTTGGGCAATGTCCAACTGCGTCGTGGAACTCGACGCGAACTCGAACCCGCGACCGAGCAAGCGACGCTCGACGGAGAAGATCGACCCCGTGGTCGCGGGAATCGTGGCACTCGCGGTAGCACTCGATGCCGCGCCGACGGTATCACAAGCGACACCGTACGCCGAGAGAGGAATCCTATGGCTCTGATCGACTGGTTCCGCCGACCCGCCCCGACTCCCGAGCCGACGCTCGAAGAGCGCGCGGTGATCGACCGCTCGCCGATCGGACAGCCTCCGGGCGGGGCGCAGGCGTACATCTCGACCTACGCCGACACGGGCCGCTCGATCACGCCGGAGGCCGCGAGGGAGGCTCCGACGGTCTACGCCTGCACGCGGCTCATCTCCCAGAGCGTGGCGCGGATGGAGTGGCGAGTCATGCGCCGGGAGGGAGGGATCCCGGTTCCCGCTCGCGAGCATCCGCTCTATCGGCTCCTGAACATCGAGCCGAACCCGTACATGGGTGCGATGGTCTGGCGCGAGTCGATGCTCCTCGACTGCCTCCTTTACGGGAACGCCTATGCCGTGATCGAGCGCGATGCTGTCGGCCGCGTGGTCGGCCTGCACAAGTTGCGCGCGGACTCGGTCGAGGTCTCGCGCGGCCCGGACGGGATGCCCGTCTACTCGTACACATCGTCTCGGTGGGGCATCGCGAAGAGCACCGATCAGGTGTGGCAGGCGTACGACATCTTCCACCTCCGCGCGCCGAGCCTCGACGGTCTCCTCGGCGAGACTCCGATCTACCTCGTGCGGAACATCATCGGCGTGGAACTCGAGGCGGAGAAGTTCGTCGCCTCGTTCTTCCGAAACGGCGCACGGCCGGCGGGCCTCATCAAGGTGACGGGCACGCTCACCGAGGAAGCACTCAAGCGGCTCCGCCAGTCGTGGCAGTCGATCACGGGCGGGGCGGAGAACGCCGGCCGCGTGGCGATCCTGGAAAGCGGCTACTCGTGGGAGAAGGTCTCGGTCGATCCCGAGGAAGCGAAACTCGTCGAGTTGCGCTCGTTCTGTCGATCGCAGATCGCGGCCGCGTTCAACGTCCCGGTGCACATGGTCGGCGACGCGACGAAGACCTCGTACGCGAGTGCCGAGCAGGCCGATGCCGAGTTCGTGAAGCATTGCCTTGCGAACTGGGCCTCGCGTTTTGAGGAGGAGTGCGCGCGCAAGCTCGTGCGCGAAGGCGAGCCGATCGAGACGCACATCTCGTTCGACGCGCTCCTCCGAGGCGACCTAGCGTCGCGATTCGCGGCGTACTCGACCGCGCTCAACAATGGCTTCCTAACTATCAATGAGGTGCGCGAGCGTGAGAACTACGCGCCGATCGACGGCGGCGATGCGGCTCGCGCGCCCGTGAACCTGGCGATCGTCGATCCGAACGCCGGCAAGTCGGGCGACCAGTCGCCGCTCACGGCCCCGGCTCCCGTGCCGGCTACGGCTCCGACCGCTCGGGACTCGAGGGGCCGCTACGCGAAGCGCAAGTCAAAGCGGCTTGCCGACCTTTCGCCCGAGGTTCAGGAGTGCGTGAGCGGCAAGATCGGTCGGCTCCTCGACGAGGGATACGATCAGGATCAGGCGGTCGCGATCGCGATCTCGATGTGCACGGAGGCCGAGGGTGGCTGACTCCTTCGAGCCTAACGCCTCGATGCGCGAGGAGGCCGACCGTGGCCTCGCGTGGCGGCGCGAGCACGGGCGGGGCGGGACGGAGGTCGGGGTCGCCCGAGCGCGTGACATCGCGAACGGTCGCGCGCTCTCGATCGACACGGTGCAGCGCATGGCCTCGTACTTCGCGCGACACGAGGTGGACAAGCAGGGCCAAGGGTGGGGGCCGGGTGAAGAGGGCTTCCCATCGGCCGGCCGGATCGCGTGGGCACTCTGGGGCGGAGATCCCGGATGGGCCTTTGCTCGAAACATTCTGGAGCGCGTAGACCGCGCAGGAGGCGACATCATGGAGCGACGCTACGGGCAGGCGATGGAAGTGCGTGCAGACGATGGCCGGGAGATCCTCCGCGGCTACGCGAGCGTGACCGAGACCCCGTATCCGATCGGATACGCCCACGAGATCATCGTGCGCGGCGCGTTCGAGCGGACGCTCCGGGAGAAGCCGGATGTGGTCGCCCTCTGGAACCACGACGCATCGATGCCGATCGCTCGCACGACGGCCGGGAGCCTCCGGCTCGCCGAGGATGAGCACGGCCTCGTGGTCGAGATGGAGCCGATCGACACCCAGGTCGGCCGGGACGCTCGCGTCGCGGTGCGCTCGGGCGTGGTCTCGGCGATGTCCTTCGGCTTCATCGTGCGCTCGGATCGCTTCGAGGAGCGGGACGGCAAGGTGCACCGGATGATCGAGGATCTCGAACTCCACGAGGTCTCGGCCGTGACCTTCCCGGCGAACCCGGCTACCGACCTCGTGGTCGATCGCCGCTCGTTCGACCTCTGGACGGCGAGCGCGCCCGTGCCGGCGATGGTTCGTCGGCGTATCTGGCTTGGCCCCAAGCGTTGACCTTCGACACTCAAAGATGCGAGGATAAGGACATGGACTTCAAGTCGGCCCATCGGCAAGCCTTCTACCGCTACCTCCTGCGAGGTGCTCACGGCATCAGCAGCGAGGACGCGCAGATCCTCGCGGAGAAGCGCGGCGTGACTGACTCGGCCTCGAACATCGCTCCGGACAACTGGAGCGAGATCATCGGCGATGGCTTCGACACCAACTACATCATCAAGCGATGCCGCAAGGTGACGGTGAACGGGCCGACGCTGTCGGTGACTGGATACACCGAATCGAACGAGACCACGAACCGGATCACCTACAAGGAGGAAGGCACGCGCGCTGATCTTGCTAGCGCGGCGTTCGCTCTGCCTCGCTTCACGGTCTCTGGTACTGCTCCGGCCGGCTACTCCTACAACTACGAGAACGCGAAGATCACGCTGCACGAGGTCGGCGTGAATGTCACGGTCTCGAAGGAACTCATCGAGGAATCGATGGGAAGCGCATCGGTCGAAGCGATGCTCGCCGACCTTCTCTCGAAGAAGCTCACGAGCGAGATCGAGAGGCAGATCATCGTCGGTCGCCCTGCTACTTCGACAGTCGCTAATCGTCGCGAGTGCCAAGGCATCTACTACTACGCGCAGAACACTTCACAGATCGTCATCGATGGCGGATCGAGCGCGGTCGATCACATCAACTACTCGTCGCTCGCTCGTTGTGTCGAGAAGATTCGAGCGTCGAGTTTCCCATCGGCTGTCTGGGTGATGGGTGACGAGTCGATCGCAGACTTCCTGCACCAGAGCGCGAACAGCGCAGCGGTGCACGCTCCCGACGAGAGCACGCCCGAGGCATTCGCCAAGATCCTCGGTCGCCATGCGATCTACACGCCGCACTTCACGCACAGCACCGCAGGCGACGTCCTCTGCTTCCTCGTGAACTTCGACTCATATGTGCTCGCCATGCACCGCGACGGTGTGCAGGTCGAGCGTCTGAACGAGGTGGCTGCGGCCACCGGACAAGTCGTGCTACGAGCCTCCGTCCGCGTGGGCGGAAACATCATCGACCCTCGGTCGCTGATCCAGGTCGTGAGCAACTAATCACCAACGCCTAAAGGAGGCAACACATGGAAGGTGATACCTACAAGGCACTCGTCGAGAAGATGGGTGCCCTCTACGCGGAGATGCAGGAGATGGTGGCAGGCATGGAGGGCGCGACCGAAGAGGACGCGGCCAAGATGTCGGCCAAGTACGAGGAGAAGAGCAAGCAGTACGACGCTCTCGCCAAGCGTCGCGACATGATCGCCGACCTGAACTCGCGCGCCGCCAAGAGCTCGCACGGCGTGGTCGTGGTCGAGCGTGAGGCTCCGGCCCGCGTCGAGACTCGCTCGTTCGCTCCGCAGATCGGCGAGCAGTACGAGGCTCGGTTCGCCGATTACCTGAAGAACGGCCACCGCCGCGACTTCGACACTCGCGCGATCGCCGCAGGCTCGGGCGACGGCCAGTACCTCCCGTCGGCCGGCTTCTACGCGCAGTTGCAGAAGAGCGTGGAACTCGAGACCGCGATCTACAACCTCTGCCGCAAGATCGATGTCGGCAACTTCACGACCAACTTCACGCTCGAGGGCGACTTCGCCTCGAGCGAACTGGACACCGAAGGTTGGGCCGGCGAAGCGGGTTCGGTCGATGAGTACACGCCGAACTTCACCAACACGACCTTCACGGGCAACTCGCTGCGCCGCGTGGTCAAGGTCTCGCGCGAACTCGTGCAGGACGCTCCTGCTCGCGGTGCTGACTTCAGCGTCGAGAGCATGGTCGCGCAGCGCATGGGTCGCCTCTTCGGCCAGTCGATCGAGTACCAGTTGTGGCACGGGAACGGCACCAACAAGCCGCAAGGTCTGAAGAGCGCCACGCTCGGCACCGCTACCACGCTCGCGACCGACGGCACGCTCACCGCCGACGAACTCATCGACTGGGTCTACAGCCTGCCGATGAAGTATCTGAAGAGCCCGTCGTGCGCGATCGTCACGAGCCAGTCGTTCCTGACGGCCGTCCGCAAGTTGACAGAGAAGATCACGACCACGACCTCTGGTGCTGCCTCGGTGGCCTACCTCTGGGAGCCTTCCTTCCAGGCCGGCACGCCCGACCGTCTGCTCGGAATCCCGGTCTATGTCACGCCGTGGGCACCCACGCTCGGCAATGTCAACGACCAGATCCACGCGGTGATCGGCGACTTCCAGCACATGGTGGTCGCGCAGCGCACGGGCATGAGCGTGCAGGTGCTGAACGAACTGTACGCCGGCAACGGCCAGATCGGCTACCTCGGCGAGATGCGCCTCGACGCGAAGGTCGTTCGCTCCGATGCGTTCCGCGCTCTGAAGGATGACAACACCTGATAGGTGGATGGTCGGATGAAATGAGGGCGGGCCGCAAGGCTCGCCCTCTTTCCTTTGGAGGAGACATGAGAGTCCACATTCTGAAGACCTTCTCGACGAGCGCGGCGGCGTACGCCGCAGGGATGCGCTGCGAGATTCCAGATTCCGACGCTGTGCGATACATTGCGTCCGGCTTGGTCGAGCGCGACGAGCCGAAGATCGAGACTCCCGAGCGAGGCCGCGTGCGGCTCCGCAAGGCGACGAAGGAGGCGAGCGATGCTGGCGATTGACGGTGCGACCTACCTCTCGAATGTCGAGGCCACCTCGCCGGCGGTCGAGCCTGTCACGATTGCCGAGGCGAAGGCGCATATGCGCGTCACGCACACGGACGAGGATACGCTGATCACCTCGCTCATCGTGGCGGCTCGCAACTATGTCGAGGGACTGGCGAATCGGCCGCTCGTGAATCGCACCTATACTCTGAAGCTCGATCGCTTCCCCGGCGGCTATGAGATCATCCTCCCGGCCGGCAAGGTCTCGGCGGTGTCCTCGATCACCTATGTGGACACGGATGGCTCGACGCAGACCTTGAGCGCAAGCGCGTACACGCTCGAAGGCCAGAGGCTCCCAGGCTCGATCGTCATCAACCCGAGCACGATCTCGGCGTGGCCGAGCACGCGGTACTACGCGAGCATCTCAAGCGTGACGATCGGCTATACGGCCGGCTACGGCGCGGCGGCGGCGAATGTCCCGCAGGCACTTCGGCAGGCCGTGCTCATGGCCGTGGCCTACTGGTACGACATCGCGAAGGAGACCGGGAGCGAGGTCAACCTCGCCGAGGTTCCGCACGGTGTCGAGTCGCTCGCTCGCCTCTACTCGATCCCGAGGTTCGCATGAGGCGCGTCCGCTCGGGCCTGATGCGGACACCGTTCACGGTCTATATCCGGACTGCGACCACCTCGGACGAGTTCAACTCGAAGACGCTCTCGTATCTGACGGCCGGGCAGATCGTGTGGGGCTACATCCAAGGCCAGAGCGCAGGCGAGACGATGGAGAAGCGCGGCATGACGCACGAGCGATCGTTCACGATCATGTGCCGAGCGCAGGATGAGCAATGGCTCACGCCGTCTAATCGGCTCGTGGGCGACGCTATGACGCTTGAGATCATCTCGGTGCTGCGCGTGGACGATCGGCAGCAGACGATTACCTTGACCGTGCAGGAGGCGACATGAGCAAGGCCATAGCCTTTGAGTCGGCGATCGAGTTCTACGGTGGCCCCGAGTTGCTCGCGGCGTATCGCGGCATGGCCTCCGAGATCAAGCAGTCGGCCAACGAGGCGGTCGGCGAGGCCGTGCTCCGCAAGATCGCGGTCGCGATCGCCGACGCGGTGCTCTCCGTGCCGACGCTGACCGACACCGACCAGAAGCCGGGATCGAAGACACCCGGCGAGCGATGGTGGTACTACCGTCACCCGACCGGAACGCAGCGGCAGAAGGTCGCCTCGGCGATCCAGACGATGCCGCTCGGCTCGAAGCAGGATCGGCACTTTGTCGGCCGACGCTTGGCGATCGTCGGGCAGAGCGGCCAGTTCTATGGTCGCTTGATCGAGCGCGGCTTCAAGGTGAAGTATTACTACGGGGAGAAGATCAAGAACCCGAAGGAAGTTCCGGGGAAGTGGCCGATGTCGCGCGCCTTCCGCAAACTGCGCCCCGAGATGCAACTCGAAGCGATCCGGCAGTTTGCTGATCTGATCGACTCGCTCGGTGGCAAGCGCATCACCCCGAGGATCCCCTAATGCCGCAGACCGTGTGGAACATCGAAACGGCTGTCTGGGACAAGATCGACGCTACGAGCGCGATCACGACCCTCGTCGGCAAGGGCAACTCGTCGCGAGCCTTCCCCGAGGTGCGCTTCGACGGGGCCGTGCGCCCGTGCATCGTGTACGAGTTGGCCTCGTCCCGGCCGTTCCAGACGCTCTCGGGATCGCCGACCCTGATCTTCTCGACGATCGCGATCCATTGCATGGGCGATACCAAGATCCAAGCCGTGAACCTGGCGCGCAAGGTGCAGGATGCGTTTCAGGACTGGAGCGGCACATGGTACGACGGGGCTACGCTCAAACTCACGGTGAGCGGAGGCCGCACGAGCACGATCACCACGGACTATCTCGCCCCGACAGATGGTGCTACTTACGGTTTGTTCGTGAGCACAGTCGAAGTAACCTGCTTCCACACGAACTAACGAGGCACACATGGCACTTTCTTCCTACGGCTCAACTCTCACGATCGGCGGTAGCAGCGTCTCCGAGATCATCTCGCTCTCCGTCGGCGGCTCAAGCGTCGCCGAGATCGATGTGAGCACTATCGATTCAGCGACCAAGTCCTTCACGACTGGCATCGAGGACGGCGGCACGGTTTCGCTTGAGGTCTTCACGCCTGCGAACTACTCCGGCGGAATCGCGGCACTCGTACCGACTGCGGGAACCACGACCGCCTCGTCGTGTGTGATCAACTTCGGCAACCCGTCGGGCGCGTACATCACCGCCACCTTCGACGCGCTGATCGTCTCGCACGCGATCGCCGCCGCGATGGATACGGGAGTCCGCTCGACCGTCACTCTCAAGCTCACGAGCACGATCACCTGGAGCAACTGACATGGCATATGTCGCAAACGGAACCACGGTAGAAGTCGGCACGACCACGAACACCTCCTCGCCGGCAACCTACGCGAGCGTGATCGAGGTCACCGACATCTCACTCTCCGGCATCACCGGAGCGACGATCGACACGACCGCGCTCACCGACAGCGCACGCAAGGCCGTCATCGGCCAAGTGGACAACGGCACGGTCTCTCTGTCGATCTTCCTCCCGCCGAGCGACAATACGCTCCTCGGCTACCTGAAGCCTGCCGGCTTCGTGAACGGAACCTATCGCAACTTCAAGATCACCTTCGGCGGCTCGACCTCGACCGGGAGCGAGATGAAGTTCGACGGCTTCGTGACTTCGCTCAATGTCTCGGCCGGCATCGACGCGGCCGTGACCGCCGACCTGACGATCCGCATCAAGGGCGCGCTCACCTGGACTGGGTGATCTAGCCTCGCACATCTCGGAGCACACACACCATGACCGCCTCGAAGGACTTCATTCTGTCGCTTGCTACCTCGATCCCAGTCGAGGCCGTGAGCATTCCCGGCGTGGCCGAGCCTATCTCGGTGCGCGGCCTTACGGCCGGCGAGCGCGATGCCTTTGAGGCCGCGTGCTTCGTCGGCAAGGGCGCGAGCAAGGAGATGAACTTCGTCAACCTCCGCGCTCGGCTCCTTGTGCGCTCGATCTGCTCGCCGGATGGCAAGCGGCTCTTCGCCGACGGGGATGTCGAGCAGATCGCCGCGCTCCCGGCGCGCGTGATCGACCCGCTCTTTGAGGTCGCCCAGAGGCTCTCCGGGATGGGATCGAAGGACATCGAGACCCTCGCGGGAAACTGACCGAGCGAGGGCTACGGCGGTTCCTCTTCCGCCTCGCTCTCGCGCTCGGGATGACGGTCGAGGAACTTGAGGGCCGCATGAGCGCGCGCGAGCTCGCCGAGTGGCAGGCGTTCGACGCGCTCGAACCCATCGGGCACATCCGCACCGACTACGGCTTCGCTATGCTCGCCACGCTGTACGCTAACAGCCACCGCCGCAAGGGCGACGCGCCGGCCAAGATCACGGACTTCATGCCGTTCATCGCTAACAAGCCTGCCGCGAAGGCAAGCGATCCAGAGGCCATGATCGCTATGCTCAAGTCACTCACGGGAGGCTCGGATGGCGACCGTCGGTGATCTCTTCATCAACTTCAAGGTGCGTAAGGAGGGACTGGATGCCGGGAGCCAGTCGCTCGGCCGTTTCGTGGACAAGTCCAAGAAGCAACTGAACGACCTGAACCAAGGATTCGGCGGTCTCCAGAACACGCTCTCGACGGTCGGCATCCCCACGGGCGTATTCGACACAGCCCAGAGCATGGTGAATGTCCTCACGAAGGGCATCCCGTCGATCATCAAGGGATTCTCGAGCATGAGCGCAGCGGCCTCGCTCTTCAAGGGGATCATCATGGGGATCGGTGGGCCGATCACGCTGATCGTCGGCGCGCTCGCAGGCATCGGAGGAATGATCTACAAGGCGTACTCGGATGCCGCCGAGACCTCGAAGAACATGATCGAGGGCTACGCGAAGTACGCCGAGGAGCGAATCAAGTCGACGATGGATGCTCTGAAGGGAGCACGGGCCGACGAGGAGTCGATGTCCAAGCAGGCCGACAAACTCCGGCAGGGCGTGCAGACCAAGGAGAGGCTCCTAGCCGTTCCGGCGGCGCAGCGCGATGCCGAGGCACGCGCGATCTCGAACTCGAACACGCTCGCAGAAGCGGCCCAGAGGGTGCGCGATGCGGAGTACGGCGTGCTCCAGGCTCGCGCCAATGTGAAGACCACGACGGCCGATCTTGTGAAGTACCAGTTGCAACTTCTGAACCTCCAAGCGGCCGGAGTCGATGAGGAGGATGATCGCTTCATCGTGGCGAAGCAGATGGCCGACGCGCTTGAGAAGACGCTCGCCGACGAGAAGTCGATCCTCAAGGTGCGACAGGACACGCTCAAGACCGCCCAAGAATCCTCGACGCTGACCTCGCGCGACATTGCCGCGACCGAAGCCTTGCGGAAGAGCGAGGCCGAGGCGGCTCGCATTGCCGACGAGAAGGCTCGCAAGCAGGAAGCCGACGCTGCATTCCGGCAGGAGATGCTCGCCATCGAGGACGAGATGATCGGACGGCTTCAGGGGCAAGATGCGCTCGAAGATCGGATCTATCGCCGCCGACTCGAAGCGATGGGACTGGAGAGCGGCCAAGTCCAAGCGATCATGCTGCGTCGTGACGAGGAGCGAGCGGCCGCGAAGATTGACGAGGCTCGCAACAAGGCCGAGGACGATCTCAAGACGCTCGTCGAGCAGCGTGCGGAACTCGAAGAGAAGATCGCGCAGACCGTGGCCGAAGCATCGGCGAAGGCTCTGGCCGACGATGTGAAGCGGCAGCAGTTCACCGAGAGTCTGGACACCGCGATCGGCGAGTTCAAGATCGCCGGGATCACGGATGCCGTGGACATCCAGAAGCGAATCGCGGACGAGAGCAAGTTGCAGACGGCAGAACTCCGCAAACTGAACGAGAAGATCGGGAACCAAGAAGCACTCCTCCAATGAGGCACGCATGGCAGTAATCACCCAGAGCGTCGAGGAAACGCGAGCGACCGACTCAAGCGGCGCGTCGGTGCGGCTCATCGTGACGGAGGTCTCTCCGCAGACCGCCGCAGGATGCATCTCGCAGTTGACCTCGTACACGCTCGGCTCGGCCTACAGCGGCTCGACGAATGTCCCTAACGCGACGATGCGGTCGCTCTCATACGCGCCCGTGGACGGGAGCGGCGGCAAGACTTGGACGGCCACGGCGACCTACTCGAACGCGGTCGAGTCATCGAGCACGACCACATCGAGCGGTGGCATCGACGCGAGCGCGCAATACTCGAAGCATGAGGCGAGCGTCGTGGTCGAGTTCGTCGATGCGTGGCGCGTGAGTCCTAGCGCGCCTGCGAGCCTGAACACTCCGGCCGAGACCGACATCGGCGGGACTCCGATCGACACGATGGGCGAGCCGCTCTCGGTCATGCGCCGCAAGCAGGAGATGACCTTCACGGTGCGCCTCGCGAGTGCGTCGATCAACAAGACCACGATCCTCAACCTGATCGGCAAGCGGAACAACGCGACCTTCCTCGGTGGAACGGCCGGCTATGTCCTCTTCCACGGCTTCCGCCAGTCGCGCATCGGGCCGAATCTCTACGATGTCACCTATGTCTTCACTTGGGACGAGTGGGCGCACCTTCGCCAAGTCCCGGCGCGCGACTCCGATCTCCAGACCAAGCGCGGCACGGGGGCATACGCGAACAAGGCGTACGAGGTCTACTGGAAGCAACCCTTCCCGAGCACGGGCGACTTCACGACGCTCCCCGGATACTGACCATGAAGCCGTCGATCTCACGAGGACTAGGCGCTCTCACGCCAGATACCTGGAAGGAACTCTACCAGACGGTCGAGTCCGTGAAGACTGGCGAGGGAACGCGCGAGTCGGGATCGTTCCAACGATTCACGGCGAAGATCGACAGCAGCGCGATCGTGACGGCCGGCACGGCGAAGTGGAAATATGCGTGGACTGAAGTTCGACTCGCGACGAACACCTCGGCGACCTTCTCGACGGTCTCGGGCGGTCGCTCGGGCACGACCTCGACGGGCTACGCGATCAACCTCCTTGAGATGGCGAACACGAGCACGACGGCCTACGGCTTCGCGGTGACCTCGCTTGAGCTCGACGATGCCGACGGCTTCTATGTCGGCGCAGTACCGACCGGGACGATCGTCGAGATCATCATGCGACGCGCGACCGATGGCTCGCTAGGGTATGAGTTCATTGCTCCGAACCGCATCTTCGGTTCCTGCCCGAGCGGACTCGTGCAGGAACTCGACGGCGGCGAGTATGGGGTCTCCTGATGGCTGACATCATTAAACACAAGCGCAGTAGCGACACGGGCGAAGTCCCGACCGTCGGCGAGTTGATCGTCGGCGAGTTGGCGATGAACACGACCGACGGGAAACTCTTCACGGAGAAGGCCGATAGCAGCACGGTCTTCAGGTGGTCGAACGACGCGGCGGCGGCTATCACCGGGGGCACGATCAACGGGGCGACCGTCGGCGCGACCACGGCGGCCAGCGGTCGGTTTACGACGATCGAGGGCACGAGCACGACGGCCTCGACCTCGAGCACGACCGGGGCGCTGATCGTCGCTGGCGGGGCGGGGATCGCCAACGACGCGTACATAAACTCCCTGCGTGTTGGAAAAGGCAACGCGGGAATCGTCCACAATACGGTGCTCGGTATTACTGCCGGACGAGTCCTCAACTCGAGCAGCAACGGAAACACGCTGATCGGCTACCAAGTCGGCTACTTTTTGACCAGCGGTACTTTGAATGTAGCGCTTGGCAAAGATTCCCTAGCTGCACTAACTAGCGGGAGTGGCAACTTTGGACTCGGATCTCGTGCCGTCTTCACGAACAGCACCGGAAACCATAACGTAGCAGTCGGCACCGAGGCGCTTGAGTTCGCCACGAACGGACTCAATACGGCCATCGGTGGATTCGCTGGCAAGAACCTAGCCGCGGTGAGCTACAACACGGCGATCGGATTCGAGGCGGCACGCTATCACGCCGACGGATCAACGGCACTTACCGGGGCACAGTCGAGCACCTATATCGGCTCACGTTGTCGAGGGAAGAACAACAGCGACAGCAACTCCACCGTGATCGGCGCTGACGCAATCGGCGACGGTGCAAACACGACAGTCCTCGGGACATCAAGCACGACCCAGACGAAACTGCACGGCACGAGCACATCGGTCGGCATCATCT